TCTTTATGAAAAATTGTAGCGGCTTTGATTTCTCCACCAGCGCTATTTTCAGCAGCGGTTTCAGTGGTAGAACAGTTAGAAGTTACATAAATCTCAACACCGTAAAGGTTGCCGATTCGTCCATTTGAAACGCCTCGGCCATCTACGAAGTCGCTGCTTACATAACGATCTATACCCATAATGGTTTTACGCATTGAGGGAGGAATAACAAAGTATCTTTCATCGAAAGGAACGTCATTGTCATCCAGCAGCTTGATAACACCTCTTATCGCCGCGTCGTCGACCAAATCTGCCGTAGTAACTGTGTCAACCGCATAAGCAGTTAAACCAGAAGAGGCGTCATTGTAGTAAGAACCAGAGCCGACCCAATTAGCAGTTTGGTCGCCAATGGCTTTTCCAAGCTCAGCTAGGTCGCTGTCCGTCTGGGTGGAAAGTGCATAGCCAGCATCGTCGGTGTAAAAACCTCTCATGCTAGAAAGCGCTTGGATTTCAGTTACATCTTCCATTAGCTTTGAATACTCGTAATGCTTGTCGATCAAGACTTGCACTTCGCTTTCAGTATTCGCTTGAACGGTCACAGCGGTTTTTGCCGCTTTAGCCGTTGCAGTTCCGCGAGTGGGAGCAGGAATATGAATTGTGTCGCCTTTCTTTCCAACCATAGGAAGACGCTTAACAAGACCAGCGCGAACTAAACGCTTTTCGTATGCAGCCCGAATTTCATCAGACCATAGTTCAGGAATAAAATTTGCCTGAGTAGTATTATCACTAAAACCACCCGTGGCAGGATAAACAGAAGTTGCCATTGCAGGAATCTCCGAAATTAATTACGAACAACACGACCCTCTGCATACGCTCGCATAATTTCGTCGCTACGATCAGCATAGGCTTGCGGGTCATCAATTTTGAGTCGCCTAATATCGGAAGCCCTGTACTTCTTTTTGCTAACTGGTTCTGAGCTGCCAGTTGCCGCGCCACTAGACGCAGCCCTTACAGATTCAGAACGCTTCATTTTTGGTTGTTCTGGAGCTGACTCCGTTTGATGTTGTCGTTTGTATTCATCAAAAATGTATACAGCGCTTTCAACATTCAAATCATTGTTAGCTTCGTTAAACAACCTTAGCCGAACTGCATCTTGAGACACCCAATCCACAAACTGTTGATCCTGGACAACCTGAACCATATCAGGATGCCTAGCCATGATTTGCTGAGCGGCTTGTTGCTGCTTTAGCTCTTTCAGCGTATCGCGTGTTTCTGTTACTACTGGATGACTCTCAATCGACTTCTGAATAGCATCTTCAGGATTACCGAAATAGTCTAACTCTTCCTTTGGCTGTTCCTGCTTGCTTGCGTCGAGCTGTCCTTGTATGAAATTATCCGCTTTCTGATACGCAGCAATTTGAAGCCGCGCATCTCGCACTTCTTCTGATTGCTTGCCTATCATCGTTTGCGCCTGATTAAGCATTTGCTCAACTTCATCACGCGACTTTTCAGCGAACTTGGATGCGCTTGTCTTATCGACTTCAGAAGCATTACCTTCGTCTATCGGAACCAACCCATCTTTGTTTTCTTCGGACTCTTCGTTTACTAGCTTTGCAGCCATAATTAACTCCGCGATTCAAGACCTTTCGGCTACCTTGTTTAACGAAAGACTATGCGTTAGCTACCTTTCGTTCTGCTTTTATTTTTTCTTGCCGCATCTTTGCCCATTTCATCGTCGCAGAAGGGTAATCCCCACTGATCGGATCAAGGCTAATGCCACGACAAGAAACTACTCTGGTTGACACTTGCTCGCAGACAGAGCAAGTAATTTCACGAACAGAACTTTCAACAAATTTTTCAATACGATGACCGTCAGGACATCTAAATTCAAAGATCATTCTCATTCGCTAAACTTTCGACCTGAGTTTCAAGTGAAGTAAAAAAGGCGAGGATATTAAGCTGTCCCTTTCGGAACATTAAGTCATCGTTGTCTTTTGTTGCTTCAACTGAATTTATGTTGACTGTGTTTTTGGACAAATCTTCCATCAACATTTTCCAACCCTTTGTACGAAACATCTCGTACATCGCGTCAACGTATTTTTCGTTTTCGTCAGACACAGTAAATTCTCGCTAAATTAACATATTTTACTTTTTAGTACAAAAATTAGCACTATATTAATATCTCTAATATTTTAATTACGCACAGTTATTTTTGCTTCTTCGATACCAAGTTTTTTCTCTTTGATTAGGGTTTCAGCAACCTTCGCCCTACGCTCGAAATCCTTGTCCAGATCACCTTCGGCTCGCATAGTTGTTGCGATAGCTTTCAAGCGCTCGTTCTCAAGGTCGATTGGGATAGCCTGTGTTTCAGTAGCAAGTTTCTGCGCTCTTGCCTCAGACTCGCTGGCCTGACCATTAAGCGCATTTGTCTGTGATTGCTGGAATTGCAACTGAGACTGCTGAACAACTTGAGCCACTTCTTGTTCCTCTGGATTGGGCTGCATTGACTGTTTAATGACTTCGAGCATTTCTTCACGATTTTGAAGCTGCATATTGTCAACGATAGCTTGAACCAAAACCGGATAAATTGGCGAATCTTGCGACATTGTTTGAAGCAACTGAACTAACTGTGTTACTTCGTATTCGCGGGCAATAATTCCTAGCGTCGATGTGACTTCAAAAACATAATCATTAACAGGATAATTTTCAGGATCGAATTGCATATATCTACACGCAGCAGATTTAATAAACGGAATTAAAAAGCTGTCTTGGAAATTGACCAATGTACGCTTATGGCGCTTGATAATTGCGCCAAGTGACATTGAAATGCCCGCAGCCGTAGCCTCACCATTAATTGATCCTGGAACTCCCGCAGAATCTATTGCTCCTGTGGCAGTTTGAACCATCCTTTGCAGCGCTTCCGCTTGAGTAAATGTGATTTGATTAACTTGACCAAAATTAAACGGATGTAAAACTTCACGCGGATCACCATTCGTCAGCAAAATCTTTCCTGCCCGTACTTCTGGCTTTGCACCTCTAGGCATTCGGGAAGCATCCATAGCCATCATCGGGGAGTTAGTCAACGCAAGCGCATCAATTCTAGCTCTCAATTCCGCATCAAGCGCCTTTTGGCTCATATAGCCCTTTTCGCAAACGCCCCTTCCCCAGAATCTTCCAGGAACAACATCCCACGGGAACGCCACTACTGGAGTATCGCCCATCATGTATGGATTCGTTTGAGCTTTAAGAATTACGCTACGGTTTGCAATTACAACGCAAGCATCAACGTAATACTCAGCGCTAACTTCCACTTCAACTTCGGCGTCTAACTCTTCTTCAAGAATCGCATCCAGTTCCTCTTCCAGCGGCTCCGTCAAATCAGACACGCCTTCTTCAATATCAAGCAGATAACGCGGAACCAAGCCATAATATTTGGTTAGCCTTACTTTTCTGTCAGGCTCTTGTGCTAGGCCTGGGTCTGCATCTAAAGCAGAATCTCCATAGCTTTCAATTCCAACATCAACATCGCGGTAGACGCCCTGCTCTTGTAATAATTTTATTGTGTGAGGCGAAACATATTCATCAATCGCAACGCCAATAGAATCCTCAATGCTTGTCGCTATAGGATCAATCAAGAAATTTTGCGGCAAAATAGGTTTTAACTTAACAACCACGCGCTCCGTTTCGTTTACGCCGACAGCTTGCATATTGCCGCCTTCCATTCTCTGTGTCGCAGGAGCAAGCTCCGTGTCCACATCCATGACCACTTCAGCAATGCCAGTGCCAAACACAGCGGCATTAATCAAACACTCACCGACTTGTTGGCGTATTTTATGCTTGCGGAAATCTTCACTTAATTTCTGGCGCAAATAAACAATGTCCTGATTTTCGGGGTCTTTGATGTCATCACGGATCGTAAAAAACGCACCACGGCCAAAAGTTGCTTCTTCTATCTCTGCAACGCTAGATTCGACGGCTTGTTGCAATGCAGGAGAAATTATCTCTGACCTTTCACTAGGTCTTGTCTTGTCATCTGGATTGAATTGCCCACGCCACAAACGGTAATACTCTTCAAATCTAGTTTCGTAATTTGAATTATAATGCTCGCGCCACTTGTTACATTTAGAAATGACCCAACTTTGCAGAGTATCGCTTTCGTATTCTGCACCTTCCACTAAATTGTCCATGTCAATATCCTGCTACAGAGTCTAAAAATTTATGTTCGTCAACTTCATACTCAAATTGGTATGAAACGGTTTGTAGTTGGTCTATATACGCAAGTGCGTCAATGGTGTCGTCATGTGTCAGAGCGTCAGGGAACTGGAACATTTCGTCTAAAAAAACTTCATTCCAGGAACCTTTGTTTAATTTAATCGCACCATTTTCAAATCGTCCTTGAAGCGCCCACATTACGCGGTCTGTCTTGCTTTTGTTCCCATGCGTTAATTCTTCAACGCGGAAATAACGGTTGTATTGCCGCATCAAATCACTTAACGGGCTAATTACCGCTTGCCTTGCAATTCCTTTCTCAATCCCTACGGAAATTGGCTCATAATCACGAACAGCATTAAATATTTTTATTGCAGTTTCGTTTAAATCCCAACGCCCATGAATTATATCTTTAACCCACCAACCATACTCTCCAACTTTTACAATAGCCAATGCAGTGCTATCAAGCCGCTTATCACGGGCTTTAGATTTTCCCGCTTCTGCAAAACCAGCTAAATCAACAGCAATATAATAATCGCCTGTCTTTGGTTCTTCTTCTTCAAACTTTACCCATTCTTCCTTGAACATCTCAGAGCCACGGGCTTCAAACGAAGCCATAAATTCTTGCCTGAAAGCGTAAGATGACATCGACTTCTTCGCAGAATCTATTTCTCCTTTGTCAATTAACTTGTTGTCATAACTCG